ATCAGTAATTTGTTTTGAAATTACTAAATCCTCAGGACCAAATAATACGTTACCACTTGTTGTTGAAGGGACCGACAATCTCCATATCTTTTAATTATACACATCAACACCATAACCACCTTTATCTCCTTGACAAATGCTTTCTTTAATGAAAGTCCCTCAGAAACGCTTAAAACGATTGATAACAGTAATGGTCTTTATAAGTTTCCACGAAAAGGTGTTATTACTCATAGCTCAAATGCTGAGGATTTAAAGCAACTTCATTTTAAACTTATGGGTGTAGAATTTATTCGTGACTTTGCTTATGATTATTATCAAACAAATAAAGCATTGCTTCCCAATATTACTACTATGTATTTTGTTCAAGGTAAGCGGCAAGAAAATGTCGTATGCCAGGGATATAGTTCAGCTATGGTAGAAGCTGTTGGTTTTAAAAATGTGTTTCATGCTTATCGTGGTGTATCACCAATGACATGGGATGATAGAGAAATAAGCCAATCAACAAAAATAGGAACACATAATATTGATGTTGCTTTCCCATTTTTAGGTGGTGATAAAAAATTATTTCCTGTAATAAAAATTAGTAAATATTCAGATGGATGGTATATAGGTGGATGGTCTATTACAGAATTACAAGTAATGAATAAAGAAGAAATTCTTGTTCGTGAACATGAAACAGATTCTACTCAAAAATGGATGTTTGAAAAAAAAGTTCAAGCTAATGATATGTGGGTGAATTATTATGATACAAGAATAAGAAATTATTTTCTTGAATTAAAAACTGATAAGTATAGTGTGTTTGCACCCGATTTATTATTAAATAAAAATTTAGTAATTATTGGAGATTACTATTTACGACCAAAAATAAAAATTGATGTAATAAATCAAGGATTTAATGAATCAGTCACAAAAGCAAATAATACTTCTATTGAAAATAAGTATGCAACACATACTGGTTGGGGAGCATATTTTGATTTATATACTGATCAATCTCATGCATATAAAGATCTTTCAAATCGTCTTATAGAACCTAGCATCACTTATGATCATCATATAATAGTAAATCCAGTTTCTATTAAAATGACACCAAATATTATACAAGAAAATCAAATAGTATCAAATACAGGTTTTTCAAGTAGAATGAAAAGTATTATTGATGTATTTGGTGATGAAGTTTGGGATGGTGCAAATGATCCATCACAAAAAGTAGTTGAGAATTATTTTGATCAATCAAGAGAACAATTAAAAAATGCTGGTATTCTTATCAATAGAACTAAAAAATCTACTAATGATAATGAAGTAAATATACGTCCAGTTATGCAAACTAAAGGTATTAATGCAAATTTCCCATTTGCATCAGCTTTTCTTTCTCCATTTGATTTAAACCAAGACAAAAATTCATTACCATTAGTAGCAACTAATATGTCAATGACAGCTACTCCTTATTTTGGTTGTAAGACAGTAAAAGTTGGTAAGTATCATTCAGAAGCAACAGTATTTACTACTGATAACCCAGACTATCGTAATTTGAATAATGCCATTGTTGATATTTGTAAGTATGCTACTATTCAAGAATACATTGAATCAATAGAAAGTTCGTATAATATTCTTGATGAAAACTATTCTATCATTGAAAATGACAATTCATTTTTTGCTGCAAGCAATTATACTTCAAAACAACTTTTTAAAGGTGATTTATTTTCTCAAAAAACATTCATGCGTTGTGTACGTTGGAATACTCTTCCAGAATATACACAAGACTGGGAACGTTCATGGCAATCAGGTATAGCACTCAATGTCTATCTGCAGTCATTTACCAACTCAAATTTGAGAGTTCCTACTGCCGATGATATATTCTATCCATACGTACTTAAAAATGCGTCAGAAGCAAACTATGACAGTATAGTGCAAGATTTTATATGGAGAAACAAAACCGATCAATTCTTTAAAGAGTCATGGGAGATAAATGGTGGATATAATGAAACAAAAGGTGTATTTACTCTTTTACCATTTGATGATATATTTACTATGAAAAGTAATACTGCAGCAAACAGAATTTACTTTAGCAATGTGCATGTTGATGGTGCTTTTGTAGATCAGTATCGACAATTACCAATTGGACAATATCAAGACTTCAACTTTGAAGGTGGAGAGATAAAAAAAATAATTACTATTAATTCTACTTTATTCATTATCCAGCGTAAGAATATTATTCAATTGTATGGTTCTACAAAACTTCAATCGAGTCAAGATAGTTCTGATATTATTCTTGGAGATAAAACTATTCTTTCTTCTCAATCAAGAAAGATAGCTGAGTTTGGAACAACACATAAAGAAAGTATTTGTCAAGGAGATAAAGGTGGTTATGGTGTTGATTGGGATAATGAAAAGATATGGAGATTGTCCGGCGCTTCAACAACAAGTGGTAATGTATTGTTTGGTGCTGAGGATTTAGTAATTTCAAAACAGATTACTGATATATTTAAACTTATAAAAGGAGATATAAAAGTATTACCGCAAGACTTGTATTCAGAAGCACAGACTGGTATTATAAGTGTCTTTGATGAAGAAACAAAAGAAGTACTATTCACTTTTAAATTGGGTACTGGAAAGTTCTTTACTTTAGTATTTAATGAAAAGCTTGATATCTTTACTGGTTTCTATTCATATGATACAAATCTTTATATGAAATTAGATTATAGACTTTTTTCTTTTTCCCAAGGAGAAAACAAAACAAGAGATAATCTATGGGAGCATAATAAAGGCGATTATCAATATTTTTATGATAATACTGAACCTGATAATTTTGAATTAGAGTTCATAATTAATTGTTCTGCAGAAAAACAAGATGCTAGTTCATTTGAAAAAGAATTTCGTTCTCATTTAATGGTAATGTGTCCAGAAGAACTTGAAAATATTAGTTGGAAAACAGAATATCAAGAATCATCTAAAGTTTCTTTTATCAACGCAAAAGAATTTTGGAGTAATCCTGAATATAAGGAACATGCATGGCTAATACCAGTAATTCCTTCAACCAATAAAAATAATTTTGGACCGACAAGTACTCAAACTTTTAATACCTTTGAAGCAAAATCACAAATGCGTGGTCAATGGATTAAAGTCAAGATAATATACAAAGGAAAACGTTTATTGAATGATAAAACGCATATTCCTAAGTATTTCTATCTTAAAAATGTAATTACTAACTTTATAATATCTTATTCGTAATGGCCGTTTATCAACCCCCAAAAAGAAATACCACTGGCGACTTTTTGTCTGCCGGTGGTTCTGGTTTAATGTCACTTGGTACTACTCTTAGTGCTACTGGTGTTGGTGCAGTACCTGGTGCAATAATAGCAGGTATTGGTGGTATCGCTAGTTTATTTGGAGCTAGTGCTAAAAAGAAAGAAGAAGAAAGACAACAAGCTTATCAAGAAGATTATCAAAATCAACTTGTAGGTGAGAAAAATCAAGCTTCTGCTTCTGAACAAGTATCTGAACAAAATAGGATGATGTATACACAAGAAGGTGTAAGTCAAAGTTTGAAGTCGATTAATCAAATGGTCAATCCTTCTAATGAAGTTCCATCAGCTGGTGGTACAGGAATTATAAATAAAAGATTAATGTAATATTATGGCAAAATTATTCAATCCAAAATTATCATTTACTCCACCATATACAAATATGGATGATGGACTAAATATATTACTGAAAAAGAAAGTAGATCCACTAGTTCCTTTAATGAGTGATGAGCAACGTTTAGCAGTTGGTAAAGAACAAACACCAGTTGCGTTGCCTAACCCATTAAGTAAACCACTTCCGGTACCATCTATTAATTCAAAACCATTAGATGCATTATCAAAAACACGATATGTTGATAATTCACCAGAAGTATTACCAAAAGAAGTTACACCACCAGCCGGTGATAAAAAAGGTATCTATGGGCTATCTAAATGGGCTAATATAGCTACTGGTGTAAATACAGCTTTAAGTGTAGCTACAGACCTTATAGGCATTAATAGAGCTAGTGATTATAAACCTACACTTGTTCCTTATCAGGCACCTATTGAAGCAACACATGTATCACTTATTGATGCTGAACAGAAACAAGCAATGCAAGATAGCATTACAAGCCAACTAAGTAGTGCTAAAGAAACAAATCGTCGTTTTGGTTTAGTTGATCCATCACTTGCTACTAAAGGTATTTATGGACAAAATCAAATATCATCTGAGATTGCTAAGATTAAAAATCAAGAACAACAAATCAATGCTCAGACTGATAATCAAACTGCTGCTATGAATGCACAATCATTAGCACAACGTAATGCAGCTAATACAAGCATACAAAATGAAGCTGACAGGTTTAAATCAGGTGTGATAGGTCAAGGTATCAGTCAGATAAAAAGTGATCTTACAAGTGGTTTAAAATCAATAATTGATAATTCAAGTATTGCTGCAGTAAAACGACAAAGTATTGAAGATGATACTGTATCTACATTAGAAGAACAATTAGCTAATGAATCAAATCCGGTAAGAAGAAAAGTCATTTATGATAATCTTACAAAAGCAAAAGCCAGTCAACAATCATTTTATAAACGAACTTGGGGAGGAACTAAATAATGTCAATATGGGGAAACAATATTAATCCGGTTGGATATGCTACACAAAATCAAACAGGTCCTGGCATATCTCTTGACCCACGTATCTTATTGGCTAATGATGGTAATAGAGTTAGTAGAGCAAGAGCTACTGCTACTCCTAAAGCTGCATCTGATGATAAGATGGAAGAGCTATTACCTGGTCATACAAAAGCATTATATGGCTATCGAGATCAAATAAATAATAGAATCAGTATGCTTCCTAGTATTTATACTGAAAAGATAAAGAATGAATCTGATCCAGAAAAGTTGAAACAATATGAAACTGCTTACGATGCTGAGTTGCAAGATTTGTTTCAAAAGAAATCACAATTCGGAGTTGCTGAGCAACAAGCTAAGTTTGCAAAAAGCCAATGGGAAAATGTAAACAATGAAATTACAAAAAAAGGTATTGGTCAAGAGATAGCTGTTACTAATCCAAATCTAGGTAAAGCTCAAAGTGCTGAGGACTTCTTGCAACTAGATAAACCATTTGCTTTAGACTTTACTAAAACACCGAGTGGCCGTAATGCAGTAAAGCTTCATAGCTATAATACTCTTCAAGAACGTAACTCGTGGGATGCTGGTATTACTCCTGATGGTACTGGTGGTATTGCTCCTAGTCATACATTAGACCCATCACTAAAAATGATGAACTCTCTTGATTTCAGCAAAGAGATTAAAGGTAGAATTGATGCTGCTTCAGCTAAACAAATGGCTAATGCTGGTAATAGAGATGATGGCTTAAGAAGTTGGGATTGGTCGCGTTCAGATAACTATACCAATATGAAAAATGCTGCTAGTAGTATGTGGCAAAACTTACCAGAAGATGCTCGGGCTTATGCTATGAGTTCAGCATTGAATGGAACATTGATAGTACCTACTGGAACTACATCAACAGCTAAAGATGCAAAGGGTAGAACTATCACTAAGAATGATTATACGCGTGCTAGTGGAGAACAAGTTATTGCAAGTATTGAATTGCTTAAACAACAAGCAAAACGAATACCTACTGCAGATACAGAAGCCCGGGATAAAAACTTAGCAGAACAGAAACGATTAGCAGATGCTATTATGACCGAAGCACAACGTTATGTTTATGCTACTGCTGCAAATGATACTAAAGGATTACGTGATTTCAATAATACTCAGAAATCCGGAATTTCCGAATTACTTAAACATGATGAAGAGCAAGATAAAAATGCTATGTCATCCATTGATATCATTTATTCTAAACCTACTAATCCAAATACCGGAAGTTTCTTTGTTGAAAATCCTACTGATGGAATGCAAGGCTTTGGTTCATTGAAATACTATACAAGTACTGTCACCGGTGATGAACGTAAGACACTTGAAAATTCATTATTCCCTGATTTGAATGTACAAGGTAAAACTGAACAAATTACTAATCAACCAATAGCTATGTTTCAAGGTGTTCCATTTAAACCGGATGTATTATTTGCTAATGATAAAAATGCAAAAATTACTGGTATTACTTCGGACTTAATGAAAACAGCAAGGTTTGATAAAACACCAAGAGAGAAAGGTGGATATATTCTTTCTCGTATTCAATCTGATGCTAATGGCAAACCTATTGTTCAGAATTATGTAACAGCAACAACACAATTGACTGGTGATACTAAGATACCTTTTGCAGTTGATGGTAAAACACCGGTTCTTACACCTATATCAGAACTTGCGAAGAATCCTAAGAATCATATTGTAAAAGTTGGTGATGCTCCTGGTTTTAGATTTGGTTTTGGAGAAGATATTTATCAAGTTCCATTACAAGTAGAAGGGCCATCTACGGCAGCACAAGAAGGACGTAATGCTATCAACAAGTATAATATTGCCAAACAACAAGAAACATTGGCAGAAAGCAATCTTATTGCTGGTGGAGTATCTTTTGGTAGTACTTCCGGTGAGTTATCAATATATCGTGTTTTTGATAATACATCCAATGGTTTAGAACTAATAGCCGGTACTGGAAGTGGTTTACTTAATGCAATTGGTAATGCAACTGGTGTTTGTTCTTTACGAATTGCTAAACGTTGCTCATCACTCATTAAAGGAACCATTGGATCAGTTTTCTTTTTCAGTAAAATATTTTCTCCATTATCCATAGTTGTAAATGGTGGAGTAAATGATAATTTTGGATTAAATAGCTTTGCCATAATATTACATTAATCTTTGGTTTATAATTCCGGTACCACCTGCTGATGGAACTGGATTAGAAGGATTGATCATTTGATTAATCGACTTCAAACTTTGACTTACACCTTCTTGTGTGTACATCATTCTATTTTGATCTGATACTTGTTGAGAAGAAGATGCTTGATTCTTTTCGCCTACAAGTTGATTTTGATAATCTTCTTGATAAGCTTGTTGTTTTTCTTCTTCTTTCTTCTTATTGGGGGTAAGTTTATGGTTAGTCTTTGGCAAGTATTTAACCCAATTATCCAATCTACTCAACAGGTTAGGGCAACTTATATCCCAATATTTGCCATGAAATTTTGAGAAAGCCATGGCTTTTTGGTCAAAAAATGACAGGATTTTCACGAGTTTCTTGCGGGAAACCCGCATTTTCTCCCTCAAAACCTGGTCTGAAACGGTTATTAGGGGGCTTAAATCTTGGTCAATTTTCTCAGCAACAAGCTCCAAAACGATCATATAAACTCCGTACCCCTCAACGCCAAACTCATGGATCAGTTCCCTGATTTTTTCGTCATTATGGGCGAGAGCATCGTGCTTGAACCATCTCATAAAAAGGCCCTACCAGCCGACCGTTCAGAGTCAGCCTCGTGAGAGGCGCAGGGATTAACCAGACTGGCAGGGGTAAACTTTGGGAGTTTATTTTTTTGGTGGACATGAAAATTCCCTGCTATTTTTCTGAACGGATTTAACATGGATTTATATTACCACACCCATACCTTTTTGTGCAAGCCCTATTTTAACTTTTTCCAGCGCCTTTTCTTCCATCTCCGCCTGATGCTTCGGGCATAGGCAAAGCTCCCTCAACACCACATCCGGATCAAAGGACTTCCATTCATCGGAGAAACAGACAGCGCAGTTCATATTTTATTCAAAATGCGAAACCGCTTCCCAAGCCCTTTGATGAAAGCGATTTGTTTGTCGGAGAGAATTTCCGAAAGTTCCAGATCGGTCAATTCCCCGGCCCCAGTGATACCGTCCAAGAGTTTCTTGAGTAGGGTTCGCTCGTAGTAGTTCATTCGCCTACGGTAATAACCCCAAAGCAACCAAGCTGTCTCTCGGACGGAAAGTTCTTTCATGCTTCGACAGGGGCCTCACCAAGCCGTGAAACATCAACCCGAAGCCCTTCGCCGTGGGTTTTAACGGTGATCTCGTGGCGTCCATTGACAACGAAATGCGCTTCTTTGTTACCCGCTCTTTTCTTGACGAGTTCTTTTAGTTCCTTGTCGAAAGTGTCATATTCTCCTGCGGCAGATTCCACCAACTCACGCTTTTTAATGAGCGTTTCAAGGTAGTTGTCTGAAACAACCTGAACACCATCACCGAAGTTCGTGTCCGGCAAACACAAGGCCCGGAAAGGGCAGTTTTTGCAGATGGTCAAGTCCGTTACTCGATCAGGGAGCGTTCCGGCTTTGATGTGAGCGTTCACGCTCTCGAACTTCTTTAAAACTTCCTCGACAAGCTGGTAATCAAGCGGAACATTGATTTGCTTATACCGCCCGGAGTTCTTGTCTC